GATTTTAAATGGGAGTCTGGTTCAGACGTCCAAGCTATTTGGGGCAAGTACGGCTGGACACCGCCGTCTGAGACTATGACCCCACCGCCGCCGCCAGTAGAAAAGTACATTGAGCCTTTAAGGAGAGTGCGATAAATGCCGCGCCCCAAACCACCTGAACCCCTGACATTTAGAAATATACGAATGTCAGATAGACATTGGATGATCATGCAAGAACTTGGCGGCGCCGAATGGTTGCGCAAGCACTTGGATAAAAACGCCAAGATGCCGGCTAAGTATTACCGCCTTGAACTGGACGCGCCGTCTAAAAAGGAAGCCAATGACTAACTCACCAGACTTTCAGACATGGAGCCAGGCTAACTTGGTCAAGTTTGCGCAAGAAGCCTACGCCAAGTTGTGTGAACAAGATGACCGCATTCAGCAGCTGCAATGCGATTTAAAGACCGCTATTGAGGCTTACAGAGCGTTAACTAAGGAATAGGCGGCGCTCGTCTATACGGCGGGTTTGCAAGCCTCTAAGGACTTTGCCACCGCCCATGCAATACTTCAGAAGTTCTTCGGCAGCGCCTTCTTTGTCGCCCCGAAGCAACTTTTGACGAAGCGTCGAACGCTGTAGTGTTCCCAGACCGACATTAAAACTAAAAGACACGAGGCCATCAAACATCCCTTGTGTAAGAGGGACAGGGCAGAAGCGCTCCACCCCGCGCTCAAAACGGTCAAGATCAGCCCTAAGAATTCCATTCACTTCTTCTTTTGTAAAAGTCCGATTGTCCTCAGAATGAAGCGCGTAAGCGCCCCTTTCAGCCAATAATATCTTGATTTGATTCGGATAAAGAACATGGCCAACTCCTATTGTCCACAGCTTTGCTGGGCACTGGTAAGGTTTAAATCGCACACCCTCATGGTGTTTGATCATCTCAATGGCTTTAGGGCTGACGTTCATTTGCCAAACGCCCTGCCGCCAAAGTGGAACGCAATGATTGACGCAAACAACGCTTGGGTGTCAGAGTCCCACAACATTTCAGCCAAATCTACAAATGTGGCGCCTTGATGCCAGCCGTAGGCAAACAGGCCAACGTCAACAAACAACAATAGAAAAAAGAAACCGTAGGTAATGACAGGGCGAACGCTGGCGCGTAAGTTTTTCATCCACCGGCTTGTGCCTTCGTTTAGGCTTTCATCATGGGCGTAGATGGCTTGCATTTCAGCCTGCTGGGCGCCAATCAAAACTTGTTGGGTGTTAGCTGCGCTTTCGGTGGCCAGCTGCTCTGAGCGAATGTGTTCAATTCGCTCTTGGGCTTCAAAGCCCGCCTTGCGCAGTTCTAGTTCACGCTCAATTTGCATCCTAGCCAGCGCTAGTTCATGCAGCTTGTCAGACCGATCTTGAAAAAAGTCCAACAGTTTGGGCAGGCCGCCCATTAAAAAAGAAATTAGGCTAGAAAGTAAAGTTAACATTTTAATCCTCTGACATATCAGTTGCAGCCAAGTTTATACGGGTTTTTAACGCCGCAATATCCTCTGGCTTGTCTTTAAACCCAATAGCTATATACCCCGCAAACTTACCCATATCGGGGGGGATGGAGCCTCGGCACATAAACCTCACACCTTGCTTCACGCCCCACTCACCTACTTTGGATGATGGGTTGAACTCTTCACAGAGAATTTCACCATTGAGCATGGCAACCATTGCGCTGTTACGGTCTGAGGAGGCGTTAAACAAAGACGTTACAGTACCTTCCATTGCCTTTTCCCGTGCGCCGTCAGCGTTTAAAGCTAACACAGTAGTTCGACTGTTTGTTGCTAAATTGGCTTTGTGAACTAATACGACTAAGCCATCGACATCTTTCATTAGACTACGGGCGGGCGCAAGCAGTGCTTCTTGCTTTGCCAACTGAGGCATTTTGTCTTGAGTTGTAATTGCTTGAAGAATGACTTGCCTAGAGTCCCAAGCAAAGTATCCAGAAAACGCTAGAAACGACAGCAGAATAACCGTAAACAGTTTAAAAGGATTGTCAACCCATTCAATCAGGCCAATAACTTTACCAAGAGCGCTATCATCTTTTTTGGATTCTGGTTTTGGCGTAGAGGCTGGCGCAGCAACAGACACATTGATTGTTTGCTCTGGTTTGGGTTTAGGTGTACGCCGTTTAACGGGCGCTACTTTAGCAGGGGCTTTTTTTGTTGTTACCATATTTATACCAATCTGTCGATGGCGCGTTTTAAGTTAACAATGTCAATGTTTATCGTAATCTGTCGCATTCTGTATTCGTAAATTTCATACTCATATTGATGAAACTTTTTAACTTGTTTATCCACCTGAACCTGCACAGCCCGTTCAGCATCTAATCTTTCCACCCGCTTGGCAAACGCTTCCGATTGCATTGGTGGATTTGGCTGCACCACTGGATACCATTTGTCGTAACTGATCTTCACTTCTTTTCCCGATCAACTGCATCTTTGTATCCACGAAGTATTAGCCCCCTAGTTTCTGCCGAATCTGCCGTACCCGCCCATGAAGACAAATTGTTCCAAATGACAACGTAGTCCTCGGATTTGCAATATGGCGCATTGTTCTTTAGCCAAGCAACCATTTGCAAATGCCGATCTGAGGGATTGTGGATAGTGTGGCCTATCCCATAGAACTCGCGCACATGACAGCCATTCTTGGCTACGGCTCCAACTAGCCCCAACAACAGTAACAGAATGAGCCAACGCATACATCATGACCAAATCCACACAATGGTAAACGTGCCCCAAACGACAAAGACAACAATAAAAGCCGCAACAATAAATGCTTCGGCCCAGTCTCTCATTTGTCTACCTTGCCGTCTAGCTTGTCAAAAATCTTGCCAAGCATTTCTTTGATCTCACGCATGTCAGCGCGGTAGTCTTCACGCGCCACATAGTTAGCTGGCATCGCCCGAACGTCACCATCAAGCCTGTCAATGGCCTGATAGATGCGGTTAAGCGTCCAGCCACCAAAGAAGCCTGCCACGGCCACAGAGATGTTAAACAGCACTTGGTAGTCCATTACTTTTTACCCGTTCCACGAATTTCCATGCGGAAAGGTTCGTTTGCCAATGCGTTTTTGTTGGCAGGCGCCATGGCGTTTGGCTGCTTAAGCGCTTCTTTTACTTTGCTTTTAACTTCCATAGTACGAACAGCTTCAGCAGCTGGTTTAGCGCCTGGAAACCTTAATGATTGCAAAGCCTCAAGGCCACGCAAAACAGCGCCAGAAGTGTTGCTATAGTTTACGGCGCCAGGCTCTTTGACTAATACATCTTTAACAGCATCGCGCAAGTCCATAATCTCATCGCGCCCTTTTTTGCCAAACATGTAGACCAGTTTGTCTTCGGCATCAAGTTGATTGACAAGGGTGTTAAGGTTTCTAAAAGACGGTTGATCGCTTTTGATCAACATGTCTTTCATGTGCTGAATAGTCTGGCCTTTTAATTCTGCATAAGCCTGTTCACCTTCTTTGCCGCCTTTTTTAAGCAACTTTGTAACTGTGCGCATTTCTTCTAGTGAACCGTCAAGCACAACATATTTAAACACGTCATCAAGCGCCACTTGGCGGTCAGCGTAGCCGGCCTTTGTGCCAAGCAACTTGTCCACACGTCTGACATCTTCAAACTCTTTGGCCAATTGCGCTCTGGCTGCCCTTGCTTTTTGATAAAACTCACCGCCAGCACCCTCACCCATTTGGGTAATAATGTTTTTCATTTCTGGTGCGCTTGCAGAGCCTTTAACTTTACCAATTTGTTGGTAAATATCTTCTAATGCCCGAACCGTAATAGTGCCAGTTTTGCCAGGATCATTCATTGCCAATGATTCAGCCACAGAATCTAAAATTGGATCTAGTGTCTTGCGAGCCGTTGGCGTTTTAGTGTTGATATAGTCAAGCAAACTTTGATATGGAACTTGTTGCAAAGTCTCACCAGCGTTATCTGCTTGCGCATACAACGATTTGTATATGTCATATTTTTTGGTGTATTCGTCATTAAGCGCTTTGTCAACAATCT